GACACCGATTTCAACGACCTGGCGCTGCGCCAAGGCCTGAACGCCGTGCGACAGCAGATCCGCCAGGTGCTGCCGTTCATCGGTTCGGAAATTCTGAATGCTGCCTAAGCCTGAGAACGTCATCCGCATGAGCGAAGAACCGCCTACCCCACCTGCTGGTGGCGCCAAGCCGCCGCCCAAGGGGAAGGGGGGCACGCGTCGCAAGTCCACAGTCAACCTGGGCAACTACAGCACGCTGATGGCCGGCTTCGCGCTGATCTACGGCACGAAGACGGCCTGGGACGACGACAGCCACCGCATCGTGCCCGTGGACGCGCTGCGCCTGGCGATGACGAGCGACAGCGTGAAAGCCTGGCTGAACTCGCCCAACAGGCGAATGGTCATGCCCGAGCAGTTGCTGTTCGAGCCTGGCCAGGAACTGCCCGCAGGCTGCGTGCAGCTTTTCGGCGGCATGGAGGTGGAGCCGCTGAAGTGCAAGCCGGAAGAGGTCAAGCCCATGCTGGACCTGCTGCGCCACCTGTGCGGCGAGAGCGCAGACACGCCAGAGGGCGTGCGCGATGTGATGGAGTGGGTGCTGCGCTGGCAGGCCTTGCCGCTGCAGCAGCTGGGCACCAAGATGCAGACGGCCGTGGTGATGCACGGGCCGCAGGGCACGGGCAAGAACCTGTATTGGGACGTGTGGCGTGACCTCTTCGGGCGCTACGGCATCACCGTGGGGCAGACGGAGCTTGAAGACAAGTTCAACGGCTGGCTGAGCCAGAAGCTGGCCATCATCGGTGACGAGGTGGTGAGCCGCCAGGAGATGTACCACAACAAAAACCGGCTCAAGCTCATCGTCACGCAAGAGCAGAAGTTCCCCATCCGTGAGATTCAGCAGCCCACGCGGTGGGAGAGCAACCACGCCAATGTGGTGTTCCTGAGCAACGAGAGCCAGCCGCTGGCCCTGGAGGAGCGTGATCGAAGGTACATGGTGGTCTACACCCCGCTGGCGGCCGATGTGTCGCTGTATGAGGGCGTGAAGACGTTCCTGGCCAACGATGGCGCCCGCAAGTGGCTGTGGTTCCTGCAGAACTACCCGCTCGGCGACTTCAACCGCCACACCAAGCCCATCCTCACCAAGGCCAAGAACGACCTCATCCAAAGCGGCTGGCTGCCTGCGCAGCGCTTCGCACATGAGTGGATGCAGGGGTATCTCCCGCTCCCTCTGCGGGTGTGCTCGGCTGAGCAGATTTACCGGGCCTTCAGCCGATGGTGCGCGGTGAACGGCGAGCGCTTCCCGCCTTCCCAGGGCAAGTTCACCAGCGAAGTGCAGCGCTGGCTCAAAGAGCACCAGGGCGCCGATGAGAAGGGCCCGCGCCTGGTCTACAAGGTGGTGGCCCTGGACAACCCTGGCGGCGTGCGCAAGGCCGTGCGCTGCTGGCTTCCCAAGGGCGCAGGGCCGAAGGACGGTGCCAGTGAGGGGGCCTGGGCCGGTGAAAGCGTGCGCAGTTTCGAGAACGATCTGCGCGGTTTCCTGCGCGACATCACCAGTGGAGAGGTGCCAGATGACGCCTGAGCACCGTTCGAGCCGCGTCTGTTACGCGGGCGTTACGCGGGCGTTACGCGCTAAGTCGTTGATGTTACGCGTGTTACGCCGTTACGCGGCCCTCGCGTATGCGTGTGCACATGTGCGCGCACGCCCGCATGTGTTGAAGGAACAAGGCGTAACAGGCGTAACACGCGTAACGACGCGCCTTGTAGGCGTAATGCAGGCGTAACAGCCGCGTAACGCGCCCCTGTGCCCGCAGCGCATTCACCACCCATCACCAACACCATGAAAAACCAGGAAGCGATGAAAGAGGAAGAAGGGGTGAAGAAGGGCGGCCTGCGCCAAGCCATGCCTGGTGCTGCGGCTTTGGTGGACGAGCTGCGGCAGGTGTTCGGCCAGGCCTGGGTGGATGCCGCGCTGCGCGAAGGCCTGCGCCTGCAGCGTGAGCACGCCAGGCGGGCCGCAGAGCAGGGCCAGGCCGCCGCAGACCAATGGCTGGACGCCCAGCCCCTCAAGGCCCCAGCCATTCGCGTGGCTGAGGCCGGCAAGGTGGTGGGCGCCCTGGTGGGCAACAGGCCGGCACGGCTGGCTGCAAGGGGAAGAGCATGAGGATCACCCTCGAATCCAACATCGCCCAGGTGCGGGCCCAGGTGGCGCAGTTCTCCGATCGGCGCTTCAAGGCCGCCATGGCCACGGCCCTGACGCGCACGGCGGTGCAGGTGCGCGCAGGCGTCCAGGCCGAGCTGCCCCGCGTGCTGGACCGGCCCACGCCTTACACGCTCAGGCAACTGCGCTACGTCGGTGCATCGGCTGACCGGCTGGCTGCAGCCGTGGGCTTCAACGTGGTGAGCGTCACCGATGAGCGCGGCGCCCGCATCGGCTTCCGCGACCTAGGCCCGGGCGAGACGCCGGCCGGCAACTACATGCAGCCCAACATCGACGGCGGCACGCGGCGCGTGAAGCGGCTGGAGGAAGCCCTGCGCGCCCAGGGTGCGCTGCCTGACGGATGGCTGCTGGTGCCAGGCCAGGGCGCCACCATCGACGCCTATGGCAACGTGGCGCGTGGCCAGGTGGTGCAGGTGCTGGCACAGCTTCGCATCCAGCTGCTGTCGGGCACCACGCGCAACATGAGCTTCAACGCCCGCAAGCAGATCACTGCGCAGCGCAAGGCCGGTGGCCGCTTCTTCGTCATTCCGCCCGGCAATGGCAAGCAGCAGCCCGGCATCTACCGGCGCGAGTTTCTGAGCCGGAATGTTGAGCCAATCTTCATCTTCGTGCGCGGCGCCACCTACCGCCGCCGCTTCGACTTCGACTCGTTGGCCAAGCGCCTGGCCGACCAGACGCTGCCGGGCGAAGTGCAGCGGGCCGTGAACGAAAGCCTGGCGCGTCTGTCGGCCAGGTCAGGCGCATGACCAGCCACCGCCCACCCCCCCGGTTCGGGTCCTCCCTGGCACCTGCCAGCGCGGGTAATTCGGACCTCGCGTTTTCGCTAGTGGGTGGTTTTCTGGATTGCTTGACACCCCTTGACACCTTCAAGGCTCCTCTGAAATTCTTTGTTCATGCCGTACAAAAACTGTTGACACGTTCTAATTCATGCCGTACATTAATACCTATGCTAGGCGCGGTGCTTGGCAGTAACAGGAGAAACGACATGACACTGACCCTTAACCCCGCTGGTCGCGCCCGCTTCCTCTCATGGCTGCAAGACGTCGGCCGCTCCACGCTGCGGCCTGATGCCGTGGAATCGGAAATGCTGCAGATCATGGAAGACCGCGCCGAGTCTGGCGAATCGCTGAGCTACGAGCTGGGCGGCCAATACACCACCAGCGGCCGGCCTGAGCTGTTCTATGCCACGGCCGCAGACTTTGACCAGGACGATGACGACGCCGCCGCCGAGCGTGATGCCGCCCTTGAGTCGGCGTTTGCCGACGCCATTGGCCATGACAAGTACCAGCGCCTGCTTGATGAGAGCTGGCAGCCGTTTGCAGGCAAGGCGCACTTGTCGATGTCTTTGGAAAACGCCGTGGCGCGCGAAGTGAAAGCCGCCAACGAGTTTCTGGAGACTCTGGCCGATGACAAACAAGAGCACATCATTTCCGCCGTCCTCGGCGAAGACGCCGAAGTCATCGAGCTGAGTTTCGACCCGGTGCGCCCTGAGTCCCCGGTCTTCTACCGCTACCCCGAAGAAAGCGAAAACTGGCAATCCTGCCCCTTCCAATCCGCTGACGTGCGCCATCTGAGCGATGAGGCCGCGTGCGCAATGGTCAACAACTGGGTGGGCTGAACACCATGACCACCCCCAAGCGCCCCCCCGGCCGCCCGCCAGTGGCCGAAGACGCCCGCCGCTCCGCCCGCGTGGAGCTGCGCCTGACCCAGGCCGAGCGCAGCAAGCTCGAACGCCTGGGCGGCGCCGAGTGGCTGCGCTCACGCATCGAGCGCGCCAAAGAACCTGCAGGCAAGGAGTAAGCCATGGACTTGTTCGACCAATTCGACACCAGCGACGTGGAAGCGATCCGCGCCCGATACACGGCCGATCTGGTCGCGCAAGGCCAGGCGCGCGCCACGCGCAGGCACACGCGCCACCACATGCGCCGCGCCAAGGCAGAGGCCACGCTGGCCGAAACCCTGCCCAAGCGCTTCGATGAGGGCGACACCTGGCACGTGATCTCGCACGGCGACATCGATGCGCTGAGCTACCTGCGCCACGCGCTGACAGGCGTTTCGCACTTCGACTTCGTGCTGATCTCCACCTGGTGCATCGCCAGCGAAGACATGCTCGAACTGCAGGGCTGGCTCGACACCGGCCGCATCGACGCGCTGACGCTGTGCGCCGGTGAAATCTTCCCCTCGCAATACGGCGACGAATACGAGCTGGCCTGCAAGCTCTGCGAAACCTACGGCACCCGCCTCATCATCGCCAAGAACCACAGCAAGGTAATCCTGGCCAGCAACCTGGCCGACGACTACCACCTGGTGCTGGAAGGGTCGGCCAACGTCAACACCAATCCGCGCATCGAGCAAACCAGCATCACGCGCAGCCGCGACCTCATGGAGTTCTACCGCGACTTCTACCATGGCCTCCGAAGCATCGACCGAAACCGCCGCCCGACTGTCTGAAGCCGCTGCCGCGCGAGAGTGCGGCATCTCGCGCCAAGCCGTGCACGAGTGGGTCAAGCGCGGCCTGATCGCCAAAGGCCCGGATGGCCTGCTGTGCGCGCGCGAGGTGCAAGTGCTGCGGGCCGGCCTGCACCCAAGCTCGAAAGCATCCGCTCCACCCACGGTGCCAAGCCCGGCCACGCCACCGGAACCTGCCGTCCCGGCAAGTGACGACGCGGCGATGACAAGCTACCACGTTGCCAAGACGCTGCGCGAAGCTGCAGAAGCCCGCATCGCACAGATCAAGCTGGCCGAGCTGCAGGGCCAACTGGTGCGCGCAGCCGACATCCAGGCCGAGCTCTCCCGCATCTTCGCCACCTTCCGCGAGGCCATGCAGCAGATCCCCAACCGCCTGGCCGCGGTGCTGGCCGCTGAGACAGACCAGGCCCGCGTGCACGACGCGCTGGACGTGGAGATCCGCAACGCCCTGCTGCACCTGAAGGAGCGCGTCTGACATGGGCGCGCGTGACCTGCTGGACTCCACAGCCGCCCTGGCTGAAGCCCGCACGGTCATCAGCGCCGCCATGGCCTACGCCTGGCCCAGCGAGCGCATCGGCGTCTCCACCTGGTCCGAGCGCTCCATCATCCTCAGCGCCAAAGACAGCGCCGAGCCCGGCCCCTACCGCGCCGCGCGCACGCCCTACGCCAGCGAGCCCATGGACGCGCTCAGCCAGCACAGCACCGTGGAAGAGGTGGTGCTGATGTGGGGCGCGCAGACCGGCAAAACCCGCATCGGCTCCAACTGGCTGGGCTACCTGGTGGACACCAACCCCGGGCCGGTGATGATCGTGCAGCCCACGATCGACATGGCCAAGCGCTACAGCCGCCAGCGCCTGGCGCCCATGATCGAGGAAAGCCCCGCGCTGCGCCGCAAGGTGCGCGAGAACCGCAGCCGGGATGACGCCAACACCACCCTGCTCAAGGAGTTTGCCGGCGGCTTCATGGCCGTGGCCGGCGCCAACAGCGCCGCGGGCCTGCGCTCCATGCCCGTGCGCGACCTGTTCCTGGACGAAATCGACGGCTACCCGCTGGACGTTGATGGAGAAGGCGACCCCATCAAGCTGGCCGAA